CATCTCGGAACGATACCAGTAAGAACGATCATACACATAGTAAAGATCGGACTGCTTCGAAACCGGGATAATCGGGAAAACGCGATCTGCTACGAAATCAATCTGAGACTGACGCCAAGCAATCGAAATGTTAGTAAGCGGACGGTTAATATGAACCGAATTAATAGTTGGGTTAGGCATTTATGAATTCCTCAATTAAGCCGGGTCAACGCCGTTTTTGTCAAGTTTAACAGGAATGATTTCGCCGGAAGCGCCACCTGCAAGAGCGATGCCAAGCATGTAATCACCGTTTGCCGAAACATTGCCAACACCGGAAGCACCGGACGAAACGACAGCGCCAGCCGCAACCGTGCCACCAAGCTTAACCTTGGAGACGCCACCAATTGCAATGCAGCAAGCCTGACCAGAAGTCGGGGTATCCTGAAGGACGCCGAAAGCATCTTCGCCGTCACCGCAAAGAACTACAGTCTTGGCAGTCGTATTCGTCTTGACAAAAAGATATTGGGAGCTAGAAAGATCAGCGCCCGCAATCATGGTAACGGTTTCAAGTTTTTCTTCGTAAGCCATAACTTATGCAAGCTCCTTAACGAGTTCTGGATTCATTTCATAAGCCTTAACGATGGCCTGTTCCTTGGTCATGGTCGGGAGCGCCTTGCGAAGTTCTTCAGCCGCCTTTTCAAGCTGCTCTTCGGCAGAGTTGGCGACATTGCCCTTGGAAACACCAACATTCTTGAAGAACATGGCATTCTTTTCGTCAACGGCCTTCATGATGGCTTCAAAATGCTTGGCAACAGGCTCTTCCATACCGTCAAGAGCCTTGAGCATCTTGGCAATATCGGCAGTCGTACCGGGAATATGCTTGTATTCTTCCGAAGCGCGCTTTTCGAGCTTTGCCATTTCGGCATCGTCGCGGGCCTTCTGAAGTTCAACGGCCACAGCCTTGAAAACAAGGAACTGATCTTCGCCAACAACAGACTTTGCAATCTTCTGACCAGAGACTTCAACAGTCTCGTCATTCTTCTGCATTTCAATCTGCTTCTTTTTCTTTTCTTCCATGGCCTTCATTTCAGCCATGTCAGCCTTAGCCTTTTCAAGCTCGGCCACAGTATCAGCAAGAGCCTTCTTGACTTCTGCCAGTTCCTTAGTTACAGCTTCGGACATAATTTCTCCATCCGGGTTAATATCGCCGGATGAACCGGCCTTTGTGAAATCTTCAAACAGTTTGTTGATTTCGTCTTCCAGTTCCGGCACGACTTCGCGAACCGCAGCAAGAAAGTCATTGGTAGCGCGCTCAATATTCGCTTGACGCGAGGCATCGGACAGGCTAGTATCAGAAAAGTTAGATGTGATCGAAGACTGAAGCGCATTAAACAGAGGATAAAGTTCCTCTTGCGCTTCGTGCAGATTCTTCCACTTCTTGGAATCGGAAAGGATCGTGTTGAAATCAACAGCCTTGCCGTCCATGGACGAATAGTATTTGGTGATTACAGACGGCTCTACCATCTTGCAAATCGAGACTTTAGCATGTTGGTTCGCGCCAGCATTCACAAGGGAAAGTTCACTTAGACGAAGCTTTTCAAGTGCAGTCTTCTTAGTCGTCATTCTTGAATTTCCTTGCGCGTGGCGGAACCCCCAATTGAAAATGCAGCCAAATCTCCGGACTTGACCATCTTCCAAGTCTTATCATCAGTCACATGAACACCGACAAGCCAACCCTCGTCTTTGGACTCAAGCCCAAGGGCTTTTGCAATTTCGTATGTCAAAGGGAAGGAGTGGACAACTTGACCGATTGGTTCGCCCTTGTGCATATTGAGCGAATGGCGATCTGCCGATTTCATGAAGTCGGTCGTTGCGGTCACGAGTTCTTGAGGGGAAATCGAGTCACCCTGAAGATCGTAAACAATTTCGCCGTCTTTGGTGATCTTGTTTGCCCAGCCATATACAATGCGGGCCTCTTCATTTGCTTTGAAGATTTCAGACGTTTTGCTGAAATTACTTATATCACGTTTTTGCGTCATTGTCAATAGCCTATTGTCGCTTTTCTGCAACTTTATGAAATTTATTTATGGTCTTTCTTCCCACCAAGCATGTAAGGTGCCCGTTGCGGCAGATACTGCATTCAGTTTGATGTAATAAGTGTTGGCTGCAATGCCACGTTCTTCACCCTGTCCGCCACCAACGTTTGCCGCAAAATTACTATTGTCTGCGGCTTTCGCCCAAATAAGATCAAGAGTTGTGCCACCCGTATGCGTTCCACCTGCTGTCAAAACAACTTGTGCAGTATATAGAGGCGTTGGACGTTCGGACATATTATTTCGGGGAATGATTGGAAGCGTTTCAGAAAAAGAACCACCCTCAGTGCCACCAACAATTGTGTAGATTTTCACTTCGCCAGAGATAAGAGTTAGTTCCAACTTCCACAAAATTACGTTGATAGGAACAACAACTTTGATTACATATTCTTGGAGAATCGTTAGACTTAGTTCTTTAAATGTGCGAAATTCTTTTCCGGCAAAGAAGCCGGTTTGCCCAACATCAACTCGTAGCCTTGAGTTTCTGTTTGACGAGTCTGTGATTAGAAATTATTGGAGTGTGACCGGGAGTGGGTCCGTTGCTGAAACCGGAACCCGGTCAACTTCTATTGTTGCGGTTGACATTTTGGGATTCCGGTTTCAGGACTTGTGCGTACACACGATGATGGGGTGGTGGGGTTAGAGATTGCCCTCGCTAACCCAAGTGCCAGGCGTACCGGCAACCGTGCAGATCCACCCCTTTGGTGATCCAACGGCAGGTGCCGAATTAAACACGCGATCACCTAACGCATATGTGCCTGTTGTGGGGGCGGCAGTACCTGAAGTAAGTAGGGGGCTGGACGCGCCATTGAGCCTTACGCCCGATGCAAAATAAGGGGCCGCGCTGAACGGTTTGGTTAGGTATGTACCCTGCGACGAATAGTGCGTGACGACATAAGCGCCATCAATCTTCCAGCCCGCCGCACCACCTGCCCCGTTGATAACCTGCATTTCCGCCACGTTGCCCGGCGTCTCTGACTGGACTTTGAACAGAGCCGCCCCGGTGGAATAGGCGCCCGGCGCGTCTGCCGCCGTCCCATCGTATCGCGAGCTAGAAACGCCTTTCGGCGCACCGGGTCCAGCATGAACGGCTGTGAATGTGCCTGCCGCTGTGGAAAACGCACCAATTGGCGTGGCTTCGATGCCACCAAGAATGCGGCGGCGATGAATGCTATCATTGGCAGGTTTTGTGCGAGCGTATGCCGAATGCCAAACAAACGGGCGAGACCCACTGCCGACTTCGATAAACATCCACGGCCCAATCAACGACGCCAGATTGGCCTGATATGCCCGCATGGTCGCGATGACTGTGCCGTCAAGCGTTTCGATCACATGGTCGGCCCATGGTGCGTTGAGGATGACGCGATACCGGTATTTTGTGTTCGCGGCCAAACCGAACGAACCGATGGACATCTTCCAGCCAGCGGAACCGCCAGTCACATTCGTGCCCCCGGGTCGGCTGGCACTGTCGAAATACGTGGGTGTCCAAGCGGAAGCTGACGGCGTTGATGTGTTGATAAGCGGGTGCCACATCACGTTCAGGCCGTAAGTGGTGAAGTCCAGGAGGCAGGCCACAAGAGCCAAGAAGCTAGTTCCGTTCTTGCTTTCGAAGACGCCGCCGTATTCCCATGGCGTTGCTGAGAGTTGCATGACGGCATAGGTCACGCCAGCAGTCGAGGACCACTCACCATCAACGATACCCTCACCAGCAACACCTGCACCAGTCGTGAGCCAAGCGTACGACCCAACCTCGGGCGTTTTGCCCGCCAAGACGCCATTCGCGTAGCGCGAAAAATCATCACTGAAAATAACGTCATTTTCCAGGGTGGTAGGCGCGGCGATCTCTTGTTCAATTGTCGTGGCCATTATGCAGACACCTTTGCAGTTAGATACGCGCCGTTACGAACGAGGTAAGCGCCGTCGCGAACGATGAAGATACGGCCAGCCGGTGGCACAGGCCCACCCTTCGTTAGGGTGTCACTACCAACAAATTTCGGTAGGCCGATCCCAAGGCCAAGCCTCTTTTTAAGTCCCATAACCATTAAGTAGCCGCCCATCCAGCTTTAACGTTGGGTGCAACGACATAATCGCGAGTCTCGCCAGCGGGAACAAAAACACGAGGCTCAGAACCGGGGGCAGGCGTTTCACCAAAAGCAACCCAAGAATCAGCAACCGCAGTCACGCGCACGATTGGTTCGCCTGCAAAATTATCAACAGGCGGAGAAACCGCAGTCGTATTACCGGCAGTCGTTACGTTCTGTGAAGAAACAAGACGAAAAATGCTTTGGGCCGACTGACCAGAATTGCCAGCCGTTACGCCGCGACCGCCACCATACCCAAATTCAAAATGTACGCCCGCAAAAGCCATGGCTAAAAATCCTTATAAAATCGGTTGTCAAGAGTTATATCATGGATTTGATGATTTGTCAAGTAACTTTTATGTAGACGATCAAATAAAATATGTGATGTTATTTCCATTGACAAATCATTAAATTCGATATAATGTTATTTTAATGGAGGAAGTGAAATGGAATTGACCCAAGAAATCGTTAGAGAACTTATTGATTATAATTCAGGAACTGGGAGAATCACATGGAGGAAAAGAGATATTAAATGGTTCGCAAGTGAAAAGCAACCTGCCGCAATGAGTTGCAAGTCCTGGAACAGTCGTTTCGCCGGAAAAGAAATTAAAAAACGAGACAAGGACGGCTATTTTGTTGGAACTATTTTAGGTCAAAAATTTAGAAGTCACCGCGTTATCTGGCTTTGGATGACTGGTGAATGGCCGGATCAGGTTGATCATATTAACGGGATCAAGGACGACAATCGGTGGTTTAACCTGAGAAATGTTTCGAATACAGAAAACGCGAGAAATACTTCAAGAAAAAGAAATAACAAGAGCGGGCAAATGGGGGTTTGGTGGAGCAAAGGCAACAAAACGTGGCAAGCTTCTATTACAATAAACAAAGTGCCTCGACACCTTGGAAGCTACCAGTGTTTCGAATTGGCTAGTTTGGTGAGGTCTGAAGCGGAAGCATTTTATAATTTTAGCCCTCTTCATGGAAGACCATTTATCAACTATTCTGTTTAAAATTAACAGTCATGATGCACCTACAGCCAGCAATCTCCTTTATCGGAGCCGAACTATCATGAGGGTGTTTTAGAATAGCGCCAGACGGAGAGATAAAATAATCGTCAATTTCGACCGTCTGGCCGTCCATCCCTCCGTGAACGGAATGAGTAAATCGAACCTTTTTGTCTCTTCTTGAACGCCAAGTCTTAGTTATTGAGCTTAATTCAAGCCCAGCATCGCCTACGGCCTTTTTAGCCGCGTTCTGAAACGCTTCGTTGATAAGATCGCCCGCAATCGTGCGACCAATGACCTCAGCCCGATATCGCAGTTGATTACGCACATATGAATCAACAAGATTTTGAATTTGCTTTTCTGTAAGGGGCTTGTCGTTTGCAACACGTCGATCACCAGACTTGTCACGAAGAGCACGATCAAGAGCCTGTTTGCTATTTGCACGAAGAAGCTTTTCATAATTCAAAACCGCTTCAATTTGTTTGACAGTCAATCCGACAAACTTTTGCACGCGCAACATTATGTCTTTTGGCTCAAGGCCGTTGACAAAACCATCATTGACGATATACAAGAAAGTCTTGCGTTTTGTGTCGTTTAGATTAGCTTGAATGCGAAGCTGAAGCTCTTTGATCAGGCGTGCGTT